TTGTACTATATGGTTCATTGGTAGTATCTTTTACTCCCGATCTCAAAAATACTCTACCTGAGAAAGAAGAACTTGTTGTTATTCCAACCCAATCAGTTTCATATGGATATCTATCATCAGATAAAGGAATTTTTCCATAAGGAGCAGATTCAAAATAAATTCTATTATCTACAATATTATAATCTGCATCAATTTTTCTAACCAATGTTGAGGATGAGTGTGTAGATATTCCTGTTCCCAACCAAGGTCTAATAACAGATAATTTATTTGTACTTCCAATACCAACGGAAGCAATCTTCATAATTTCATCATCAATCTTGACTAAATCTCCAGTTAAGAAATTTTTGGGGTTATTGACATATATTTCATATGCAAAGAAGCTAATATTTTGAGAAAGTAAAGACGTTGTTGATGTTGATACTATTGGTTGCTGTATTACATTATCAATGCTTATTAAGCACTTATTAATTTCATTTTGTGATTCAAATTTATTACTTCCAGTTCCAACAGATGTTAAAGTTAAAACCTCTGGTACTGTCTTAAGTGCATTTTCTGACGAAGATGCAAATCGTATGTCTTGATCATTTAATTTTACAACATATAGAGTTGGTGGTAATTTATCTGTATTACCTATTCCAGAAATATAAGTTGTAGCTATTCCTATTGGTCCTTCAAAACTAACATAAGAAATTTTTTCTCCTGTTACATAGAAATGATCTTTTAATCTTACTTTGTTTTCATCAATTTTAACTATACTTGTATCACCACCATCAAAATACTTATGGAAAATTGGAGTGTTGTTGTGTGTTAGATAAAAATCTTTTTTAATATCATTGTGTGTTCCTTTGTATATTCCATAATCATAATTTAATGATCCATTTGTCAGTGATATTTCTTTGTTTTCCTCTTTTAGTCCCAAATCGACAGCAAATACTTTTACATCAGATTCTATACTTGGATTTGGGGTAAAGTAAATTTTAGTGTTGTTTCCATCAACACCTGAAGTGATAATGCCCAGGTTTCCATTAGTTTGAACTAGACCAAATTCTGTTGTATATGTTTGCTCTTCATATGATGCCGATATAAATTCAGAAACTTGATAATTTGAATTTGTCTTATCTTCAATACTGACAACTAAGTATGTTGCGTCATATTTACTATTAGGGAAAGATGATATTATATTAGCAGTTGGAGATCCCGATGATGCTATTTGAGTTGATGTTGATTTTACTAGACTTCCACCAAGTTCAGTGGATCCAATTCCGGATTTAGATGCATCAGATAAAGAAACTTTGAAAGTATTTACAACATAATCAGAAGTGGTTTCTTCATATGGAGTTAGTGAAATTATTACTTGATTATTAGATATCTGTGCATCATAGTAACCTATTCCACTAGATGATTTTGTCAATAAAGTATTTGTAGTGACTTGTCCATAATCAACAAAATAGACATTAGTACCATCATGTACGTATGTCAGCTCATCAATTTCATAATATGAATCCGAATCAATTTGAACTAATAATTTGGAAGATCTCAGACTTGTTGAAATGCCTACAATTTCAAAAGAAGAACTAGTTCCACTGGGAATAGTAGTGGTTGCCGTTCCAACCTCTACCGAGTTACCTAAATTAACATTACCAATGCCGCTGACAATATCATTTAAAGTTAGAGAGAACAACTCTACAGTGTAATCATTGTACTTTGTTTTAATTGGGTAAAATAGTAGATTGCCTACATTTCCTGTGATGTTAAAATCAAAAGATCCAATATAATCAGAAACATTAATAAAACCATATTGGTTTATAAATCCGTTAGTGCCATTGTGTAATAACGTAAGAAGTCCTAACTCTCTTTTATCAAAGAATCTACGATCTTGTACAAATGTTAAATATTTTTTTGATCTTGTCTTCGATAAATCAAATCTATCAACAACACTAAATTTAGTCACCCTGGGATTGCTGTTAAAATTATCAGAAAAATCATCAATCATTAAAACTTTGTTCCCTTCAGATTCAATATAATCTTGTATAATTTCTGAATTGAATATTATCTCATCTGATTGAATTAGTTTATCTACGTATAAATTATTTTCTGAACATAAATCAAAATCAAAAACGCAATTAGTATCTACAACATTGGAAAAATCAGCTATACCAACAAAATCTCCCCCATTTTGATCAGTATTAATGCCAATATTAGTAATATTTTCTACCTGCAAATCACTAAATTTCTTAAACCCAGCAGTATGATTTAATGCACTTACAGGGTCATTCCAAGTTTCAAAATCTTTTTTAGATTTTAAAGAGTATGAAAAATATTGATAATAATCACTATCATGCACTCTTTGGAACTGATTATTTAAAAATCCAGTCTCTTTTTTCCACCCCTTTCTATTTTTAGATGTGGAATCAATTTTATATTCAGATTCAAATTTTACTACATCTTCAACAATTGCAGTAGAAGCAGATGACTCCCCTATTACTTGATCACCAACTACAAAATTGTCAAGCGTGGAAATCTTCATATAATCATTGATAGAATTCCAAGATTCTAAAACTCCAACTTTTTGTGAAGTAAGGATATTTTCTCCTTTATAAAAAATATTCTTTTTGAGAGTAGATTTAAAAGTTGGGAAATATGATTCTGGAATAATTCTTGCGGAAGAAGAATAAAATTCATTAAAAGATCCGGGAACTTCATCACTTCCCAAATATGTTGTAAGATCATAAACAACATTTGCAGGAGTGAGACTTCCTGGACCTCCTCCACCTAATTGAGGATCTACACTTTTTAGAGTGAATAGTGCATAGTTATAATTTGATGAGTTGTATCCTTTTGCAGTTGTTGTTACTCCAACACTTACACCTTCTATTAATACTTTACTTCCGATTTCAAATGGAAAATCTTCAGGGTCACTAAAACTCTTTTCTAAAGAAACAGTAACTTCTTTACTTGAAGAGTTGAAAGAAATATTACTTATCTTAAATCCATTAGAATTATTGATTGGTAAAATTTTGGGAGGAATTTCTGATAAATTAGTTGGATTTTTTAAAATAGTTACCTTACTTTCATTTAAAGAAAGTTTTAATTCGACATCTTCAATTAAGTTATTGGTAACGCTATCAATGACTATGAGGTTTGGTGAATAATTATAATTTACACCTCTGGAAATTAAATCGATAGTATTAAATGAATATAATGACTTTATCTTTAAAATATTTAGGAATGTGGTAGTTGGCCTAATACTATAATCCGAGGAATATTTAAAACCAATATCATACAGACTAGTAGTTTTAACTTCACCTATGGTTTTTGTTTCTGGAAGTAAAATTGCACCATCTCCATTAGTAGAAGATATTGATGTTATTCCAGGTAAAACAGAGTATCTTCCAGAGTTTTTCAATAAAACATCATGTATTGGTCCTTGTGCAGTCTTGGAATTTGTATAATATTCGACATTATTAGTATATTGATGTTCTTCCGGATAATCTGCAAGATTGTATTCGAATGAAGTCGAAGATATTCCAACAACTTCATGCTTTCCATTATACTTACTCTCTAAAAGAATAATATTATTAGCACTAACAACCTCTAAATCCCTTGCAATTTCTTTTTTAATGCTTGGAGCAGAGTATTTTGGCACTAAGTTATAGTATAAAACATTAGGTGTTTTATCTAAGTATTTTAGAATAACTTTTGCTGTAGAATCAATACCAATTCTTCCTTCTTGAGTGACTTCAAAAATTTGAGATGATTTAGAACTTTCAAACTCTTTATTAAAGGTAGCATCTTCAAATAGTTTAAAATCAAACGCAGAATGTGTTGATATTCCCCCAACTCCACCAACATATGATAAAGAAGAATTTGATAGATTAAAAACTAGAGATTGATATCCATTTACTCTTATTGGTGGGTTTATAGCAGAAATAGTTCCTGAGGTTGATGATGTTATATTAATTTCCTCTGGAATAACTTTTGTTGCTTTATAATAATTTTCTGCTAATTTTACTCTATCATTATCTATTGTTATTAGATAATACATTTTATTGTTCTGCAATCCACCAGCAGGAGTGTTTGCTGTGTATAAAACCTTCTGTCCTGTTACATAATTATGATTTTTTATGTTAATAATATTTTGTTCGATGTTGATAGTAGAGAATGATCTTGGATTGGCTACAAGTCTTCTATTATAATCATCATATTGAATATCAACCGATGTGGAAAGACCCGAATTTACATCAATAGTAATTTCATCCTTTAGAGATAGTCCATGAGTTTGTGCTGTAGAAACAGTAACTACGTTTTTACTTACTTGTCCTCTTAATGTATTTTGGTAGTTTGTTTTAAAACTATGAATTACACCAGAACCAATAGAATTGAAGTATAAAGTTCCACTTGGAGTAGATCCAACTCCTACAAAAGTTCCTATCGATCCAATACCAACTTTAATAGTTGAAATACCAATCAAATCATTTGAAATTTTTGCAACATAAACTGTTGAATTTTCTTGCAATGAAAAAGTGGATGTACCATTAGTTGAAACTCCAAGTGGAGTACCGCCATTGGATGAATATGTTAAAGAATCCCCTGTGTTTAAATTGTGATCTTTTACGTAAATAGTTTTTGTTGGAATTTCTAAAATATTCCATTTATTCGCATATGCAACAACTCCTACTCCAGAAAGAGAAGAAGAATCAAAATCAATTTTAATAGAAGTTTCTCCTATACCAATAATTTTTTTCTTTGTTGTATTAAATGATACATCAGTGGAATTTACGATGTCAATGTATCCACCGGATTTGTAGTTATTAATATCTGAAATTTTATTAAAGAACAAGAAGGTTGTTGTTCCTGTTCCAATAGATACTTGACTGTTAAAATCATTAAGATTTACAAAAAATATTGAATTGATTCCAACACCAGAAGTAGTTCCCAGTCCAACGGATTCTGAAGGATTAAAATAAATTTCTCTATTAAAATCAAAGTTATAAGAAGTAGAAATTCCAAAATTTAATTTAAACTTCTTGGGTTTTTCTGTTAAAATTACTCCAGAGGAATGTGCTAATCCAACAGTGCCGTTTTGATTACGAAGAACTCTTATTCTAGAAGATTTTATATCTATATTTAAAATTTTAACTTCCTCACCCTCAATGCTGTAAATATCATTTTCTTTTACGTTTGGATAACCAAGATTTCCAAATACATTAAAATATGTTACTGTTCCAGTAGAAGCAGTTGAACCAATATCAGAGAATAATACTAACTCATTAGTATCAACATCTATTTTACCTGTTTTCTTGTAATCATACTTTCCGGTAAATGTAATTAAATCATTTCCAATATAATTATGTGGGACAGTTGTAAATCCTAAGAAAGTGTTTTCGTATGGATAAAACTCAACATTATCAAATGAAGAGGTAGCAACACTAATACTTGATACTGATTTACCTTGCAATTGAGAAACAACAAACTTTGCATTATTTTCACCAATTCCTTCGGTGAAAAATACTCTATCACCAATTTTATAATTTGATCCACCTGTCACTATTCCTATAGAATCTACTCCACCAATTGAAGTAGATTTAACCTCAGAATTTTGGGGTTTTATGTCATTTGAATTAAAAATATATCCATAAGAACTATTTTCACTTAAGAGGTTGTAAGGAGTTGTATTTCTTTTCCAACCTATTTCATTAATATCGACAAAATCTTGATTTGAAGAAAATTCAAAATTATAAGATATTGGTTTTGATTTAAAAGTATCTCCTATTGCATATGGGAATGTTGGCTTCTTATAGTTTTTTACATTAATACCAAAGTCTTCATTTACATCTATGCAAGTAAAATAAGCATAAACCCCATTTGGATATTCTGGAGTTACGCAAAATCTTCCATTATGTTCATCCAAATCTCCATTTCCAGTAAATTCATAATCTTCCACAAATATACCCAAAGGATACAATGATGTATCTGGACCATTTTCTCTTGACGTTTTTTTAGAATATCCAGATTTTAATGGTATAATGTTTCCTCCAGTTTTTGTTGAAAATCCATATGGACCGTAGATTGGATTTCCATCATAAGCCCATCCTATTATGGGTGAATGTGAATCGGAAATAATTTCATTATTGTTTTCATCAATTTGTAAATCTTTTGAATAAAAAGGTTTTCCATTTAGTGTCTTAACACCTAAAACAATCTTTCTTAGTTCTCTAGGAGAATACGCATGAGTATATTGTAGTCCATAATTACTATTTGCTCCAGAGTATAAAATTCCATCATCATCTCCTATAATATCTTGTCTAGAGGAAGATAATAACCTCTCAACAATATTAATTTTCCAAGGAGTTATTTCTGATTCAAATTTAGCACCTTTTCCAGATACATTTACTAATATTGAAGTATCTTCTTGTTTATATCCAAGTCCTCCATGAATTATTTTTACATCAGACAACGCACCATTGGAAAAAACAGGAGTTAAAACTGCCCCCGATCCACTACCAACTACTTCAATATTGGGTGGGGAATTATATCCATCTCCAGGACTGTTTATAATTACATCTACTATTCTTCCATCAGAAGAAACTATGGGTTGTAATTGTATTCCAGATCCAGAGTATAAATCAAATAAAGGTTGTCTATTATGATTTAAAATTTGCTCCGATCCATAGTTATTGCCACCAGACTCTAAAAATACTGATTGAATTTTTCCTCTAAAAACTGGTTGAATAACCGCATTGAAATTTTGCCCAGATAAAGTTGAAATTCCAATTTTTCCAGTAACAGAGACTTTTATTTCTGGATAATTAAATTTATGAACTCCTTCGCCTTTTGATGTAAAATCAATGTACTGCAAAGTATCATAATAAAAAGATTGCACTATTCCCGAAGTTCCTATTCCAATTTGAGATAATTTAAATTTATCGTCATCAACTTTAGTGACATAATATGAAGTTGAAGATGATAAACCACCAATGGGAGTTTGTGTTGCATTATAAACTACTATTTCTCCACTAGAATATCCATGATTTTTAATTGTTACTGTATCAGTTGCTGTATTAATTCCAACTACTCCAGTAGAAGTAAATTTATTCTGATATCCAATTCCTGGATTTTCAACTGTTATTGATGATATTTTTGTTTTCTTGATTTTTGATTTAAAAGAATGATTTCCAACTCCATATGCAGTTAATTGTATTGTATTTGTTCCATTCACTGCATCATCGAATGATGGATGCAATTTTACAGTATATTGATCTTGAATAGAAACAAAATAAGAAGAATTTGTCGTTAATCCACTAACAGATTGCTGCCCACTTGTTTGGTAAATAACTTCTTCAAAATTTCTAAACTTGTGATATTCTGAAAAAGATATTGTATTAGTTGGATTTAGAGTAACTAATTCTGCTTTAGATTGCGAATTGAAAAATACTTCATGATCATAAAGAGATAAATTTGCACGGGCTGACGCTGAGTTTCCATTACCTCCCGATATTGTTATAACAGGTTCTTCCAAATAGTCGAATCCTGGATCAATTATGTCAATTCTCTCTAAGGAACCAACTACTGAACATTTTGCAGTAGCTCCAGTTCCTATAGGATCTACGATGTTTAAGATTGGGGGATTTATAACATCATACCCATCTCCAGGTGCAGTTGTAAATATTCTCTTTATTGGACCATAAAAAACATCATCCTTAGACTTATAATTTAATAACTCAACACCATTTACAAAAATACCAATAGGTTTGGAGTGTGGAGTCTGATATATTTTTCCATCATATTGTGAATCAGATATTTTTCTGAGTAATTTTTGAGATTCTAAAGTTTGTGTATCTAAATTTCTAAAGGTAAATTCTGCATTTTCAAATTTTGAATTTACTGCAGTTCCATCTAATGCAACAAAATTATCAGTGAATATGTTATCTTTACTTCTTGCTATTTTTACTTTAGTTTCGCTAATTGTTTTTATAAAATAAACACCAGTTTGTAAACCTAAAGTATCATTTTCCGATGGTTTATATACTATTGAGTCTCCAGTATAAAATCCATGTTTTTGTTGAAAATCTATGGTAGTTCCCTTTTTTAAATCATTTTCATCATCTGGGGTAAATGTACCACTAAAAGTTATTGATCTATCATTTATTTTTAATCCATCTGATAAGTTATTGTATGATGGAAGAGATGATGAAGCAACGTATAAAGAATTATCAACATCATCAAAATAAACGTTTTGAACATTTGATAAGTACTTATTGGATTTGGAATAATTTGATGTATTTGTTTTTAATAATTCTTTTTTTACAGTGTACTTTAGAGTATCTGATAGAATTGCATCATTTCCAAATTGAACACTAAAAGAAGTTTTATTTGTGAAAGAAATAACCTTTCCACTATATAATTCCCCTACTGAAGAAACTAAAGTTGCAATATCTCCAATTCTAAAAACATGCTCATCAAAAGTTTCAATTTCATATGAAAGAGAATTTGAATTATCGTTAGTGAAAGTAACTTTTGAATTTATGCTTTTAACATTATAAGTTACTGGAATATTAAAGAACCAATTGTTTGATCTTACATCACTTAGTAATTTTCCTAAGTTTTTAATTTTAATAGTATCGCCTTTGGAGTAAAAAGTTGTTTTATCTGGTATTTCTAAGTCAGAGAGAACGCCAAGGATTCTAATTTTTATATCTTTATCTTTAGATGATGCAAAAAGATTGCTTTTTACTTGAGTTAATTCTGGTATTTCCTGAGTAATTCCAGAACAACCTAAAAATTGATTTAAAGTTTTTGATTCATATTTTATATCTAAAGATGTTCCATTTTCTAAATGAACTACTAAAGATCCATTTTTAACTGGAAAAGATACTGTAGAATCAACTTCTAATGTTTCTGAACCTATTTGAGCAGAACTCAATAGTGTTGTTTGTGGATGAATAGAAAACTTACCATAAACAGTTCCGATAGGAACAATATCCTTATCATAATCACTATCTAAACTGATAACATAATAATTTTCATTTCCTCTTCGTATTTCTTCTACATTGGTTACTGTTCCCTGTGCTTGATTTATAAATTCGCTTTTTTCTTGATATAGAGTTCTATTAACAAGATCTGATGGATTTCCTTCAAGTTTTTCTACAACCAAATCTGAAGTTATTCTATACTGTGCGTCAGAAGGTTGGATTAAATAATCTCTTGGTCTTATTACCTCTACATTTTCTCCATAGAGAGCGCCAAAAAGAATTTTAAACGAATTATCAGTTCCCTTAGAAGAATAAAAATCTATTGCTTGCTTTATAAAAACATTCTCATTCAAATCTGAATATAATTCCCTGTATTCAAATCCAGGTGTGATTTGTTTTTTAACTTTTAATAAAAATTCCTTAAGAAATAACACACTAAGATTTGAAACTTTGGTCGGAACTCCATTCAAATCTAGACTAAAATGTTGCTGAGACTCTGTTTCACTAAAAGTTAATTCATCTTTAGTTTTATAAGAAGTTACGCCACTAAAACCACGAACACATCCTTCAAAAGTTTTAGAAGTTTTTGAAGTATATGTAATGATTTCAGAATCAATCAGAAGAAGTCCATAAGAATCTGGAAATCCTGCTGTTGATTCGACATTAATAGTAGAATCAAAAAAAGTTACATCTGAACTTAAATTCGTAGAATCTATTAGATTAGTTAAGTTATCAACCTTGACATACTGATCTATATTTTGAAGTATGTCATTTACGCTGCCATTTGTTTCTAACGCAGTATAATACTGTGATAAAAATTCTGAAACAAGAGGAAACTCTTCCCTGACGAACTCGGGAAGTTGATTTTCAATTACTGAACTGATTTTGATTCTGGTTTGCGTCATTTGATTATATTCTTACTAGGTCTCCGTTAGTGTAGCTAGATGTAGAAACATATGTTAATCCAGATATGTCAAACCCAGAGGAAATGTTATCTGCTAATATATTTAATACACTATTATTAATATCTAGTTGCAAATAAAGATCCTGTAATCCAATAACATCATTTGACTTTGGAATGGAAGAAATTTCGATTATTGGTTGTGAAAATGAAGTTTTTACTGTGGATGAAATATTTACGGGGTATAATCTAATTTCACCTTTAACATAATCAATCGTACCAGCATTCTTCCTTACAACAAAGGGTTGTGTAGCAGATTGCAACTTAAAGAAAAATATGTTGCCAGTTAATCCATCAGGATTAGGAAGATCTGACATATACAGGGTGTCGTTGATTCCTGCAATTTTAAATCCAGATGATTTTATATTGTATCCATTCATATTTTTGATATGAAATTGATTTCCATAACAAATTTCGTAGTCTGCAAATTTGTTAAGTTCTGCTCCCATATCACGTCTCATTATAATTTTTGTTATATTGGACGTTATTGCAACATCAGAATCATCAATTATTTTTAAATATTTGCTATACTTAAAACGAGCCCCATACTTATTCATTTCTTGGGACTTCGAATATTTTTCAATATTACTTTGAATTAAACTTTTTAGTCCGTTCGGGCTACTCGATAAATTAGAATTATAATAAGCAGTGGTATTTGTTTCTATATACAAGTATTTTAGATCTATAATTTCGGGTACAATTCCCGCTACAGTATATTTTCTTAAATCTCTTTCGATATTATCTTTAATTTGATTAGAAACAAATGGACCATTTTGGGGTTTAATACTTATGAAGACTCTACCATATTTTGGTGGGTTTAGATCCTCTCCACCAAAAACAGAAACTGAGTCTGTTTCTGGATAAAGAACTGGTATGATAGATTCATAATCATTTGCTGTAACCGCACGGTTTTGTGCTGCATATCTTCTTGGAGCATATTTTTTAATAGACTCCACTGATTCAATCTCTTTTCCACCTTGAGATTGTGAGTTTGTAGTTACGAGAGAAATACCCGTGGTAACTACTCTACCAAGTTCATCAACTATTCTGCCACTAAATGTAAATGAAGATACCCCGTTTGCTGCTTCTCCATTAGTTACGTTGTAAGAAACCTCAATATAGTTTAAATTATCAAGTTTTTTGCCAAATACATTATCTCCAAAGAATAATTCGTATCTCTGATCTTCTATTTCTTGTATAAAGAAAACTTTAGACTCTGGAGTTACTCCAAATAGATTCTTTGAGAGAACAAAATTTCTTTTAATACTACTTAACTCAGTATTCCTCACAAACACTTCAATTGAATTTACATCAATATTTGAGTTATCTAAAATAAATTTTTGATTTGGATTATTTGCATCAACTGTAAAATTATTTACGATATATGTACCTTCAAATATGCTTAACCTATCAAATAAAGCAATATTATTAATGACAGGTACAGTTACGTCATTTGGTATAATAAAAGAAAAACTTTGATTTCCAAAAGAAGTGTTAGTAGTGCATACAACACCTTTCTTAAGGGTTAAGGTGAGAGGTCTTGTGGTGAAACCAGTAGTATCTACAAAGAAAGAAACATCTGCCCTTGATGCAATACGAGATTGTGGCACATAACCAATATTTCTAGCTAATGATACTACATTTTCCCTGAGAGTAGCACTATCAATAAAAACCTCATTGCTAACCATGTTAGCATTATATGAGGAGATATAAGTATTATATGCTAATACGTCAATTATTGTTGATAAATTCGATCCCTCAAAGTCATAATCAGTAAAATTCGAATTAGCCCTAAGATATTCTCGAATTGAACTTTTTATCTGATCGAAATCTAAATTGGTAAAATTAACTAATGCCATTTATCTTGTTGGCTGAAGTGCAAATGATAACTGTTGTGGTAGAACGTCAATGCCCACAATTCTATAATTTATAGTTACATTAAATTCGTTGTCCTCATAGTTTGGTGCAACATCTACAGAGATTAAATCCACTCTTGGTTCATAATTTCTAATAGTGTTCTCAATTTCATCCTTAATTATTGATGCAGAGATCTCATCAAGGTTTTCAAAAAGAGAACGACTTACCTTTGAACCTAAATTTTCATTAAAAAACCGTTCTCCTGGATAAGTTAATACCAAATTTCGAATAGAGCGAGCAATAGCAGTCTCATTTTTAAGACCAATCAGGTCATAATTAAGAGGATTGACCTGAAAGGTCATACTCAGGTCTTTAAATCCTTTACTGACCCGCTCTAGAGGCATAAAAAGTACAAAATCTGTATTATTTATTCGGTTTTTCTTGATTCATAAAGAGGTTCCGTGCCATATTCCCAATCATCATAGTCTTCATCGTTACGAATTTTCTCATGAATTTCATTTTGATAATAAAAATCATGTTTTTTGGGTGTTAAATCATCATTTGCAATCTCACGAAGCATTTTTTGCTTCTGAACTTGACTTTCCCAACCATATTCACTTGACAAATACTGAGTTCCCCACTCATTTTTCATAAAATTTTGGTCCTTATCGACTTTTTTGGTCATTGTGTGCTCCTGATTCGTTAAAATCAGAACTTTTTACGGGGTTGCTATCCCGTTTTTCAATTATATCATAATCATCTTCTAAAATTTCTTTTAAATATGAGTCATCCCACATACTATAGTAGTCAGTTTTTGCTAAAGTTTCTCTAAATTTACGAAGTTTCCGTGTTGGCTGTCCTAATATTAAATTATATCTTCCATTATTAGTTTGAACACCATTAATAAAGGTATCATATGCACCACAATCTTCAAAAAATTTCCAATCTTGATATTTTGAGTTGTATATTTCAACCCATTTTTGGACCTCTTCAAGATTAAAATAGTCCTCAATGACATATATGATCACATCAAGTCCTTCAATGACCTCTATGGCGCTTGCAGAGCACTCTACGACTTGATATTTGGACTTAGCA